CCCTGTGGTCCCGGTGCAACTGAAACCGGATCATGTAGTGATGCGATATTATCTTGAATCTCAGTAACTTTTCCTACAACTTCTTCACCGCTTGTAAGCTTGAACGTGTAGGTTTCTCCAACTTTAATTGTCATATTTTTTTCTTTCTTATGCTGCTTCTGCTAAAAACTTAGCACGAAGTTCTGTAAATCCACCGACGAGTTCTCCGTCGAGGAAAATCTGAGGTACGGTACGTGCTGTTGGGACTGCCTCAAGCAAGTCTTCCTTAGAGTACCCTTCACCAATCTTCTTTTCTTCAAATTCAATACCCTTCTGTTCTAGAAGTGTCTTAGCCTGCACACAATAGGGGCAGTGATCCTTTGACCATACGATTGCTTTCATTTTTGTTCTCCTTATAAACTTGGTAGTGCATCGTAATCAAGCATGTCAGACATGACTCCGATTACATATGATGTTGATTCTGATTCTTGTAAAGCAGTCTGTTTCTTACTAGTATCCATATGCTTATTGAACCAAGGAATAGGAGTATTCTTTGGTGCTGGATTCCAGTATTTGATGCCAATCTGTCTAAGAGCATCTACTGAATTATAGTCAACAAAGTCAACCATAATCTTTTCGTTTAATCCGATAACCGGGCCCTTCTTAAAGAGATATGCAGCCCATTCTTTTTCTTCACGGATAACGTCTTCATAAATTTTACGTACTTCTGGTTCGCATTCAGTCTTTGCTTTAGCAAAGCGGGGGTCTTCTTTAATAACCTGATTAATCATCCAGGCTGTCCACTCTTTGTGCAATAGTTCATCTTGTAGAATCAAACTGATGATGTTGCCGTTACCCATAAAAATCTTGTTTTCAACCATAGCGAGTGATGTAGCAAACGACACCATGAAGCGGAAAGCTTCTAGTGCATAACTAGCATGGAGTGCTAACCAAATAGCATTAATATGCTCTTGTTCATCTACTTTAATGCCGAGTTCTTTCTTACAGTTAATAGTATGGAGCCTGTCATAGTATTCACCAACACTGGAAGCCATTTCAATGATTTCTGTAGTGTCGTGAATAGTGTTAAACACTTCTTTTGGAACGTTGTAGATGTTACGGATGATGTGGCTATATGAACGTGAGTGAATATTAGTTTCAAAGAAGCTCCAATTACTCATAATTGCTTCAAGTTCAGGGATAGAGCAAACAGGAATAAAGACTTGTGCTGGTGCGCGGCCCTGCAAACTGTCAAGTGCAGTTTGACGGAGAACATTACCAGTAAAGATGTGAGCAACAGCTTCACTAGCTTCCTTCATGTCATTGGCATCTTTAGTAAGATTGACTTCTTCCGGAACCCAAAAGAATCCACGAGCAGTCTGCTCAATCTTTGCTAGCTTGGTATACTTTACTTCTTCAAAACGCTGGATAGTTACAGGACCAGCCGGGTCAAGAAACATCTTGCGATTAAGGTAGTCTGTCTTTACTGTTAAATTATATTGTTCTTTGCTCATAATGCCTCATTTTTCTTGTTGTAATAGTAAGTCAACGGGTGTTCAAGTTTTATTTTTTTAAATATATCCCAATTCCAGTTACCATTTTGAATTTTAGTTGCAAAAAACTCTGCTATCGCATAATTAAAATCTTTTGTAAAATGGCATGTCACTGTATTAGGATTTTCTTCATAAATGTTGTTATATTCGCCAAATGACATTCCTAGTAACTTAAGCTGTTGATGCATAATCTTGATCATACACTGGTCGTTATGCAGTCCATATTGCTGTTGTCTATCCTCAGAAAAAGATTGTTCAAAGCAAGGAAAGAGAAGTATTTCCTCTTTCTTACTTAGTATATCTTTAATCATTAGCTCATTCATATCTTCGATGTATTGGTCATCATTCATTATAAACCAACCAATTAGATTCTCTAAGATATTGCGAGAATTACTGTTTGGATTATTCTTTAAATAACTTTCAACTTGTTGTAGACTATGGAAGTAAGTATTTCGTCCATCCACATTACAAACTTTTTTAGTGTATCTATTCGGAGTAGTTACTAAAAAGATAACGTAATCAAAATTTTTATAAGTTCTTAAAAACTCATTATAGGAAAAATATACGGATGTTCCGCCAAGACCGTAACTTTCTGTGGTGCAGTTAGGTAGATATTCTGGCAACAAATTAAACCATGCAAATATCTGACTATCATTTTCAGTCGTATCTGCAAAACTATCTCCGTAAATTCCTATTCTCACAACTTACATGCCTCACAATCACCGTCATCTTCAAAGAAATCAATTTCTTCAAGTGGTGCTTCATCTTCATCTTCTTTCGAACCCTTCTTATTGATAAGAGAGTAGTAAAGTGTCTTTAAACCGTAGTAGTGTGCAAGCATTAAGTTCTTTGCGATAAGAGTAGTTGGCACTTTACGGTCAGGGAAGTGAGCAGGGTTATAGAATGTGTCAGTAGAGATTGACTGATCCATGTATGCTGCTAGTACTGCTGCATTCTTCAAATAGCCAATACAATCAGTTTGCTCCCACATAAGCTGATAGTTCTTACGAACTTTAGCATTTTGATATTCCGGGACAACTTGCACGAAAGAACCAGCCTTTGATTCTTTAATTGAAATCAAGCTCATTGGCAATGCAATCCCGTTTGTTGAGTTGATGGCAACAGACGATGATTCTACGGGAGCAATTGCACCAACTGTAGCATTACGGACACCATATGTTTTCATTTCTTCACGAAGCGGTTCCCAATCAAGTTCAGGAGTAAAGTTAGCTAGGTCATTAACACCCTTTGCACGGAGTTCCCATGGGAAAATTCCTTGACCATAGCGAGTCTTGTCACTGTCAAGACACTTGCCTCTTTCCTTAGCAAGTTCAACGTTGGCTTCCATCAGATAATAAGTCTGATGTTCTGCCCAAGTCTTGACTTCTTGTAGAGCATCTGATTCACCGTACTGCATACCGCGCTTAGCATGCCAGTATGCAAGATTAGTGACACCGATGCCGATTGGACGAATCTCATCATTTGATAACTTAGACTGAATAGACAAGAAGTCCTGATAGTCTAGGATGTTATTCAAGCTGCGTAACAGAATACGACAAGCTCTACGCATGTCTTCTGGATTCCTAAATGCTCCCCAGTTCACTGAACCGAGAGTACATAGGGCGATACGACCAGTAGGGTCATCTAGACGTTTAAATGACTTTGTAGGGAGTAGAATCTCAACACAAAGATTTGATTGATAGATTGTGTGGTACTCAGGATCGAACGGGCCCTGACTCATAACGTTGTCAATGAACACTAGATAGATTCTACCTGTGTCAGTGCGTTCCTTAAGAATGCCGCCCTTAAAGACTTCCTCAGCACTCATAGTCTTCTTACGCAAGTCTTTACGCTTCTCATACTTCACATAAAGTTCTTCAAACTTTGCTGTGTTCTGATAGAAGGCTTCATACAATTCAGGCACTTCGTTTGGATCGAAGAATGTAATGTTCTCTTTGTTCTTGAAACGCTTCCAAAAGAATGCACTAAGAACAACACCATAGTCCATGTGACGAACACGAGTTTCTTCGGTGCCCTGATTGTTTTTGAGAACGATCAAGTCATCAAACTGGTAATGCCAGATAGGGTAGAACACAGTAGCACTTGCATTACGAATGCCGCCTTGTGAACAAGAGCGCAAGTCACCGAACCACTTCTTCAGAAACGGAATCATACCAGTATGCATAATTTCACCGCCGCGAATCGGCGAACCGAGGGAGCGAAGTCTGCCGATTTCTAAGCCAATGCCAGCACGTTTGCTAGCATACTTAGCCATCATTTCTCCTGATGCAAAAATTGAATCTAGATTGTCATCGCTGCGAATCAATACGCAAGAACTAAATTGCTTTGTAGGAGTGCCTAGACCAGCAAGCACCGGAGTAGCTAACGTGAATAATCCATCGCTAGCTGCATTGTAGTATTCTTTGACGAACTTAAGGCGCTTGCTAGCGTCTTCCACATGGAAAACTGTAGCTGCTGCAACCATATAGCGAACTTGAGGAGTCTCGTATATTTCTTTTGTAGCTCTGTTACGAACAAGATATTTTTCAATAAGTTGTTCAATTGCTGCGTATGAGTACTCCTCATCTTTGTCATGGTCGATGAATTCATTCATCTTGTTCCAATCGTCTTCAGAGTACCACTCTAGTAATTCGTGAGTATAAAGGCCCACCTCTACGTTCTTCTTCACAATCTCATACAATGATGGTGGGTTATAGTCTCCGTAAACATCTTTACGAAGCATAGATAGGCGCTGTCTACCAGCGACATACTGATAATTAGTGTGACCAACGTCAGGGTTAGCTTCTACATCAATCAAGTCTACAATAGCTCTAAGAGTGATTTCATCAATCTCTCTTGTAGTAATGCCGTCATAAAAATGAGGGCTTGCTTTGATTTCTATCATGGATTGGCTGATGTCGGCAGTTCCATTGCAAACTTTACTGATTTGTGCTTGCCACTTTTCCAAGGCCAATGGTTCTGCGTCACCCGATCTTTTTATTACATTAATCATTCTTTGCCTATTTTCTTTTTTATTGAACTGATGTTGATTTGTTTCGTTACAGTGAAGTCTGCGAGAGATATATTTAATACCGAGTTGGGCCAGTAATTAATCACATATTTTGCGTCATCAACTAAAACTAATACTACATTTTCTCTATTATAATCTATTGCTTCAACAAAGTCAATGCTGCTAATACCCAATAGCATTAGTGTGTATATCATTCCTAATCCACGAGCATAGATACAATAATCATTATCGCTAATAAGTTCCCATGGTCCAGGCCAATCTACTATGTCTGCTGGATGAAGGTAATGTGCGCTTAATGGAACCCGCTGCCAAAATCTATCGACTTCAACACATATAGTTTGCATATCTGCTTCTTTGAGAACTTCTCTTAGGTTGTGCCACGTCCGAAGACGAGCGGGATAGTCCAGTAAGAATACATTAATCACGCTGTATTTAACGTTAGAAAAATACAGCGTGATTTTGTGTTAGAATCTTCCGACTGCTACTTCGATAACACCCGATTCACCTGTGAAGTTTTCTAGTGATTTACCGATGATAGTTCCGGCTCGTGCTTCATTGTTAGCAACTGCATGGCCATTACTCGCTGAAACGAGCAAGTCACCCTTAGAAATAGTTCCAGTGACTTTAACAGGTACACGACCTTGAAGTGCGATTTCTGCAACATATTCTGCTTCTAATGCTGAGTTCATTGAGTATGCCGGGTTAGTTGTAACAACGCCGGCAACTTTAGTTGAATCGAATGCAGTAGACAGCGTGACTTCATGTTCGCCACCAAACAATAGAACTGTACCTGGTTCATACGTAGCATCTGCTACATACTTTTCTGCAATATCAGCGTAAGTAGCATTGAGTCTTGAACCCGCTGACAACGAGAAGTTACCGGTGAATGTACCTACGTTCGTATTAGAGCCTACTGAAATAACTGCTGCGTTTGCAAGAGTTAGCCCAGTCAACGTACCGACACTTGTGATGTTACCCTGTGCCGCTGTTGTTACTGTACCAGCAGTAGTTGCAGAACCTGCTGATGTTGCAAATGTCGCATTTGCTACTGTGCCGGATACGTTAGCACCTGCTACTGCGTTTGCTGTCGTTGCAAATGATACTGCACCGGATACGTTAGCACCTGCTACTGCGTTTGCTGTTGTAGCGAAGGATACTGCGCCGGATACGTTAGCGCCAGTAAGAGCAGTTAGACCACTACCATTACCTGTAAATACACCTGTATTTGCTGTAATATTTGCAGCAGTAATGTTACCATTTACCGCAAGACCAGTTAGCGTACCGACAGCAGTAACCTGTGTCTGGCTTGCATTTACACTAAATGTTGAACCGGTTAATGTTAAACCAGTGCCTGCCTGATAGGTTCCCGCACCTGAGAACTGCTCCCAAACTATTGGATCTGTGCCGACTGTAGTAACTTCGTCAATTTGCACCCAACCGGTTGAATTATACTGAGTACCAGCAGTAACGAACGTAAAGTCACCACCTGCAATTTCAACAGCAGTATCAAAATCAGTAGCACGAGTCAATACAGTAGCACTTGTTCTTACATAGATACCGTTATTTTCGGAAGCTACTTCGTTCTTAACAAGAATACGCATACCATCAGACAACGTAACACCATCAATAGTTGTATATGTTCCTGTTGTAGTTAAGGTTGCACCAACTCCAGCTGTACCATTATTATATGTAACTGTTCCACTTGAAATAGTTGCAAGGGTAGTAGTTGTAGCTGCGTTACAAGAAGGATGAATGTTCAATCCTTGTGCAACATCATCAACATATTGCTTAGTAGCAGCATCAGTCGAGTTAGTGGGAGTAGCAAGATTGATAATTGTATTGCTGGTCATATCTAGGTTGCCAGCAATACTGCTTACCCCAGTACCAGTAACACTTAATACACCTGTTGTTGTTAGATTGCCTGCTGCAACGTTACCAGTGACAGAAGCACTTGTCAACGTTCCAACACTAGTAATATTAGGCTGTGCTGCTGTAGTAACAGTACCCGCAGTACCAGCCGA